TTCGCTAGGCGAATCAACTTTTCTATTTTTTCCCAATCCTTCTGCTCTGCCAAGGAAGTCCTCTACTTTCTTAGTCAATGGATACATCCCTGGATGGAACTCATGGGAAATATATCCCTGTGCATAGATGAAGTCTTTTAAGACTTGTGCCTCTTCCTTAGTTAATGGGAGAATGTCGTCCTCAAATAGCTTCGAGAGATTGACCTTCATCAGGTGGCTCCTCGATTAGGGCTACTGCTTCTCTAAATCCTCTGATACCCCATGCAGTAACCGATTCAGGGACTCCGAACCAGGCGTCATTAAGGAGAGAATTGATAGTTCTCCAATCCTTACTTTCAAGAGCGTGATTAAACTTTTCAACAGCATTGCCCTGGAAGTCAGCTCGTATTCTGGAGCGAATTGCAGCGCAGGCTCTCTCAGCGTTAGGAGCCGTGATATAGTCTTGATTCTTTCTAGGTCCAGGCTGCCTGTTGCTTGGATGGTAGTTCTGGAGGAGAAATCTAAGAGCTTCCCCATTGTCCCTCGCTTGTGCAATCCATTGGTCAATAGTGATTGGGATAGACTCATCAGTCCGCATTTTTCTTCTCCTTCTTTCTAAAGAGTCTGTAGAGAGATTCACAAATCTCTTCGATAATCCAGATAATCCCAGCTACAATAAGAAAGCTGGTAAACTTATGCCCATCAATCCAGTTAAGGATGTCCAGCATTAGTGTGCCCTCCCAGCTTGATGCATAGATACGTTACCAGCATCATTGTTATTAGGAATAGGAACAACGGAACAGGGTGTAGACTCATCATCTAGATGAGGCATACGGATAACCTCATCATAGAAAGGTTTAATAGCATCGCACAGGGCTTTGATATCATCCCCGTTTACTTTCTTCAGGTTGTAGTAGACGATAGCGAGCATTAGTAACAAACCTCCCTAAACTGGTCCATGATAGCCTGGCATTCATCCATCTCTTTAGAGTTCCTAAAGGATGTAGAATTAAAGATGTAGTCTGCTGTATGCTTTATCATGATTAGAGAGACATGACAATCCTCTCTATCACAATCCCGCTTATGACATCTAGCAGCTTCCAGAAGATTCTGCATATAGGAGGCAGTTCTATTAGGACTCATATTAAGCCGCCTTCCCATAGCGTTTCCTCATGATAGCTTCAGTGAGATCCCTAATCATTTCGTTCTCATCCCACTGTAGATTCTCTTCTCCCTTATTCATCGCCCGTCTAAAGTTGAGACGCTTGCTCTCGACCATATTAGTGAGCATCTCATCAATAGTGTCAGCACAGATAAGATAAGGGATAGAGATAGATACTTTAACCGGCTGCTTATCCTCATCGAACAACTCTTCCTGAAGATAAGGTGGATATTCATTCCAGTTAAGGGGACGAGAGAATCGAAGTTCTGCCTGTTCCTCGTTAGCAGGATTCCACTGTCTCTCCAGCATACTAGCATTCTGACAGAACTGAAGGTTTAGTCCTTCTCCTGATGCTAGAGTGGACGCTATAAGGATACGCCTACGTTCGTCTTTCTTAAAGTCTTCCTGGATTCTGCTCCTATCCCAGGGGTCCATCCCGCCTAGCATCCTTAGAGCGGGCTTATATCCACGCGCCGTGAGAAGCGCATTAACTTTCTTTTCCAGTTCATCGCCCACGTCGATGTGATGATGGAAGATAGTAAGCTTTTCCCAATCTTCTCTATCATCTAGGAATTCCTCTGCATCAGAAACTTGCGCGTCTACCTTGGCTAGTCCAGTGATGTGCTTCAGATACATCAACTCGGCTGCCATTGCTTGAATGTTTAGCCCTTTTCCCTCAAGAATAGCTGCGCGAGCGAGATTAGCAACTCTCTCTTCTGCTTTCTCGTAACTCTCCCCGTAAAGTTTATCAAGCTCGACGTAGCGGAGTTGCCTATTAACGGGAGGCAGGTCGGGGAGGACATCTTTCCGAAGTCTTCGGATAACGAAATCCTTTGTGTATTCCCGGAACGCTGGGATATCGTTAATTCCGCCCTCAACATACTTCCCCTTCTTTTCGTCGAACTTATACGACACCCACTTATTCTTAAAGTGTGCATAGGAGGGGAACCTTTCAGGTGCTAGCATGTTTAGGACAGAAAAGTATTCGGAACCTCGATTCTTCCAAGGGGTTCCAGATAGCATGATAGTGAAATCCATCTCATTGACTAATCTTCTTACTTCCTGAGTTCTTGCAGCATCAGGATTCTTAATGTGCTGGCACTCATCAAAGATTAGAGTCTTAATCCCTAAATCCTTGAGCTTCTGGATTGGGAAGTTACGGAGTAAGTCCATCGAGATAACATAGACCTTCATCCCAGGAAGGACAAAGGAACGGGAGGACGCTAGAATCTGAGGGAAATACTCTACATCGCACCAATCGACTAGTTCCTTAGCTGCCTGGACCTTAAGAGTAGTCTTGCATACCCAAAGTGCAGGGAGTGCTATATCAGCATGGAACTTGAGGAAGCTAATAGCCTGGACAGTCTTGCCTAATCCAGGTTCATCAGCTATTAAGACTCTCCCGTTAGCTGCTTCAGTAAACTTAGCCCCTTCAACTTGATAATGATAGAGTTTCTTACCGCTCTTAGATTCCCAGCCCTCGAACGAGTCTTTACTTTGCTCAAGGGTTTCTATCTTAACAAGATGCTTACAGGCCAGTTTAGTCCAGGTATTCCCTCCGAATGTGCATCGACTTTCTTCGAAAGCCGTTGCTCCACAAACGGGACATTTTTTAGTTAATGGAGCGACGTGCTTCTTTCCTGTTTGTTCAGCGGGGGTAACTGACTGAGCTTCGTCTTTATGCATCTGGCCTGTTACTGCTCCAGTGCATCCGATTTCCTTCGCCTTATTTAACCAAGTCTGCCCGTGCATACCATCGGGAGGATTAGGCCCGACCAAAGCATGGGCTATTTCATGGAGAAGTGTATCTTCTACTTCAGATTTCTCACGAGAGTTCAGAAGATAGACTGAGAGAACAATCTTCTTCTGTTGATGCCAGCAAGCTCCGAGCTTATTCGGAGACTTGTTATACTCTAGAGCCCATTCCTGAGGAAGTCCTGTTCGCTTCTTCAGTTCGAGGAATAATTGAGTAGCTTCGATTTGTCTGACCATGACTATTCAATCCATGCCCCGGTAATGGGGTTTCTCTTTCTCACTTTAGGAGCTTCAGTTTTCAGTTTAGACTGAAGTGCCGAGAGTATACCTCGACTAGAACCTTCTGTATTAGCTGGGATAGGTGCTGGATTGGCTGGAGTCGATTTGATAATCTTACCGAACTCCGCTTCCCTAGACTGCTGGCCCATTGCTTCGAGCTGCTCTAGGGTAATGCCCATCGACTTTGCAAGTTTCTTTTTAGCATCGAGGCTAACTGCCGATGGAGCTTTCTTTCTCTCTTTGATTGATTTCTGTATCCCCGTAAGATTTGCTTGTTCCCGCGCGGTTCTCTTAAGGACTTCAATATCCGTGCTCCAACGTTCGTCTTTGTGCCGGATTGCATAGAGTAGTCCCTTTCTACGCGAGTTAAGCTGAGTCAGTTGTTCAATAGTGCAGTTGACTACTGCTGGAGGACGGTGATTATAGAAGTCCTCATGCGCCTGGAGAGTTTCGTCCGCTGTTAACGGCCAATTCTCGAACAGTTCCTCGAATTTATCAAGGATTGATAGAGCTAGAACTTTCTTATCTTCGATAGAAAGTTCGGAAGGTTTACCCTCATCAGGACTGTTAGCTTTATTGTCCATGATAGGAGCTAAGCAAGGGTCACAGATAGGTCTACCGAGATAGAGCCCGATAGATGGGTTAGGTTCTAACCCGCGTTCTAGACAATACTCGCAAAGTATTGTATCTTCGCTCATTGGAAGTTAGCCTTTCTCAGTTTTTCTACTGCATCTGACATAACATCACAGGCTGCGATAATCGCTAATTCCTTAGAACTGCCTGAGCCTACTATAAAGCACTCAGATAGCTTAGATGGGTCTTCACCTTCCTCTAGAGGTTCTAGAGAGGCCCAGACATGATAGGTTTCTCTGGACCATTTCTCTTTCAAGACTGAGAGGTGCATTAGTCACCATCCCATTCTAGCTCTTTACCTGTGATAGCATCATAGGTTCGAGTGCTTCCGAAATCGAGCGATTCTGACTTGCATTTCTTACAGGGTCTATTCATGAACGATTCACTCATAGCCCTAAGAGGTTCAGGCTCTTTATCCTCTTGTTTGTTTCCGCATTCCTGACACGTTCTAATGAACTTAGTGTATGTAGCAGGCATTAGACCTTCCTCTTAGTGAGATTGTTGAGGTATACCAGGATAGCAAATACGCCTATAGCCTGGACAATCCAACGGACTAATTCCATCATATCCCTGTCTCCCAGATTTCAACATGCGAGGGGAGTAGAGCATAATGCCTAGTAGCGTGAGGGAGCATCTTAGTCCCGTCTAGATTCTTCAGACCAATTTGAACTTCCACTCGCCTAGAACTAGGGAATTGCTCACAAAAGAATCGAGCATAGAGGTTTCCCTCTGCACCAGAGTTAATGTGTCTCCAATAGTTCAGAGCTTCCCTAATATCATTATCCATTTAGTGTCCTTTCCTCTGCTTCAGCTTGGGATAATCCCTCGATATCCATTAGAGCTCGAATAGCGAACTCCTGCTTCATAGTGAATGGATTGGTATTCGGCCTAGCACACTTCCTGCAAGTTTTCCTAGCCTCAGTAGTATTAGAGCGCACACCATTTACTGTATTACATAGGGTGCAGCGCCACGCTACTTCAGGTATAGCTTTCCTCGCTTTTCCATACTCGCGTAATGCTAGTCTATTAATCTCACTAGCATAGTCCGGTTGGGCTGCTAAGGCAGGTATGGAAACCGGCGGTATCGGGGGTGCCTCTAGGAACGTTTCGGGGGTGCCTAGAGACTCCCCGGCAAGCCCTAAAGCCTTGTCTGTCAACGATTTAAGCCCGGTCAGTATGTCCATACCCCCTCCCCCCTAGCGGAGTGTATCATACCCTAGCCCCCCTGTCAAGTGTCCTCAGAAGTGGACACCTAGGGTTAGGGGAGTAGGTTAGTCTATATCTCTTATATATATATAGATAAATATAGACTATCATACACAACTGACCTATTCTGGCATACCCCCCACCTAACCCCCCTTGGCAGGGTGCAGGGTAGCAGGGGTAGGGGGGAGGGAGGGTATCGGCTAAAGCCTCATGTATCAATGGGTTAACCGTATCGCGGCACCCGCGTAAGCCTCTTGTTAGTGACCCTGATACGCCCGGTTTCCGCCCGGTTCCCAGGCAGCTATACAGCTAGACTAGTGAGAAAATCTACTAGGGAAACGCCGAAAACCCCGGAAAGGATAGATTTCTCTATCCCTCCCAGGGTCAGTATTACAGGGGTATCGGGTTAATCTAGACCGTAGCCTAGATAACGCCCTTAGCCTTAAGGTCCGTCCGGGCCTGTTCGAGGCTAACGCCGAACGCCTTAGCGTAGTTCTTAACGAACTGGTCCTTAGCCTTAGCGCGGTCCTCTTCGCTAACAGGCTTGTAAATCCCGGTCACTCGGCTATACTCGTTAGCCTTCGCGCGCTCACGGTTAACCGAGTTATACAGTTCGATAAGCTTCTGGATAACTTCGCCTTGCTTATCTCCCTCGAAAACCTGACCGATAAAGGCAATCTTATCGTCGGTCAGTTCGGCACCCTCGTTAGCGAAGATACCAGAGAATCCCGCAACCTTAGTCCAGCCGAAAGGCTGCGCCGCGCATTCGTAGAAAGTCTTTTCGGTTTCGACTCCCTCTGCATCAGTGACCTTACCGCGAACAGTAATCGAGAAAGTTTCGATAACCGTTCCCTCTGCCTCGTCTACGTTCTCCGTAGTCTTAAGGCTACCGTCTGCAATCTGCTTTGCAGCTTCGGCAGGGTCATTAGCAATACCGAATGCGTTAAACTCTTCGGCAGCCATGTAATCAACCTTGCGCTTTGCCATTGTCCTATTCCTTTGAAAAGATTGGATTCTTGTCCAATCGGTTACAGTGAAACCGTCTGATTTCATAGGTTGATACCCGTTCCGTTATTCATTCCTGTATACTCTAAGACAGCCTAAGCCCCTAGAGTGTCAGTGAGAGACACCGGCAAATTTCCGGCCGGTTGACGGAAGATTGAACTAGGCCCAATCGGAGGCATTGACGGTGCGCGGAGTGCTCGGCCGCGCGTCAACGTCGATAGAGAGAGTATAGAGAATCGGGCGGAGTCTGTCAATAGGTTTTTTCAGTTCTCCGAAAGTTTTTTTCGTGTCTCCCTGGTAGCTGTCCACTCCGGGTATCAATAGGGGCGGGGTTAGGGGTCAATCCCCCTCTCGGCAGGCTCCGAAATCATCAATGGACTATCTCCCCCACTCTAGACTAGTTCGCTATGCGAAATTCCTTAGCTCGCGCGCATGTTCCCCGCTGTAATTAGAGCATAGAAACGAGCGCAAGTCAAGCACAATACACCCCCCACCCCAATCTTTTATGAGCCTCATTTGGCATGAGATTTGCTGCTCAACCTAGCCCGGTATGCTCATGAAATTCATACCCTATACTAGGATGGGTCCCCTATTTTAATGGAGCCTTTAATCTTTTCTGTTAGAATTTCTAATATTTTTTCCTTATCTAACATCCCTAGGATCTCGTCCTTATGATGTTCCAGGTAATACTTCACGCATTCATCCCCTAGTTTCTGAAGAATGTAGTTATGGAGATTTCTAATATTCTCGTTAGCGAGCACCTCCGCCCTATCCACTAGGAGGTAGAAGTAGGTTTCCTTATCCTTACCCTGGAAGGTCTCTATTTTCACCTTAGAATCTCCTTCTCTCTCCGGACCTGCTCATTAAATTCATCATGTTGTAGTTTGTTAGGATAGCCCATCTTATCGAGCATGAATGCGGCACCAAAAACATCGAGCACTCTAGAACTAACTTCAATGATAGCATCCTTCTCTAGGTAGAGGCTTGCCATAGCTTTGACAGCAGCTAAACTCTCTAAGCTACAGTCCTGGGCAATGAAGTAGTGCCACTTCTCATCGAGCGAAATAGCTAGGTAATGGATCTTCTCTTCCGTCCCATGCGCTAGGACATCCTGTCGGAAGATCAATAGGAGCATTGAATGTTGATTCATTTTCCTGTCCTTGTCTTATACATATTAGACCTACTCTCTGCTTCCATCCTTAGATCAGAATAATGAGGGGATACAATGAACTCATCGAACTCTAGTCCGAATAACTGCTCTCTATTATGAACGAGCTTGAGAGTGGTTCCGTCTTTGAGATACATCGTGCTATGAGCATATCTAAACTGCTCAAATTGATCCTTATACTTCTCTAGAAGCCAGGTAGCAGTTAGTCCATAGTTGTTAGTTAGGACAGGTATGATTTTGCCCATCAGTCTACCCTCTCGAAAACTGGATCTTCGTGCAATGGAATCTCTGCTCCATCAGCAACTTCATCGAATGAGGGATGTTCGACCACTAAGTCAATAGTGTATTCATGGGTGGGAATGCAATAGACGAATCGAGCTCCTTCTGGTAGACCCTTAATACATCTAGTCTTAATCTCATTCTTCTCCGTCATTATCTGGAGTAGAATCACCCCGCTCATCTTGACTCGTCTGATCCTCATTCTTCAAATCCTTTCTAAGCTGGAATGCACGCTGCTTACAGACCTGCGAGCAGTATAGTTGATTCTTCCTAGGATATCGCATAGGCTTGTTATCCCACGCGCATAGGCACTCTACTTTGAAGTTTTTTCGCTTAACCCTGGGCCAGAACTTTCTCTTTAATGGAGCTAGACTACCACTCATCGATCAGTTCCTTAAACTTCCCGTCTTCTGTTTCCACGGAAAGTCTAAGAGTCTCGCCTGAGTAATGGGCCTTATCGAGCAGATGCTTAATCATTCGAGCTAGATTATTCCTATCGTTAAATGAGTGGAACTTCTCATGCTCTATTTCCACCTCATTATTGCCAACAACTACCTCTATCATCTAGTTTATCTCCCATAAAAGAAGTGAGCCCTTGGCTCTATCCACTTTCTAGACTAGCCGCACATCAGTTAGGCTGAGTCCCCTACCCCCCCTCTCCAAAACCCCCGCCTAACCGATTGGAGCCCCCTACATTCTACCATAAACCGATGTGCGGTGTCAACTGACCCTCACATTGACCCCCACCTCAGCGGCCCGGATCGGCCTCCAATCCGTCAGAGTCAATCCTAGATTAGCCTTGACAACTAGACTATTCCTTGCTACCCTCTGATCTCGCCCAATTTCCAACTAACTGAAGGTTCGGATTTACTATATATCTACTTAGGATAGGCGATGAAGATTATTATTTCAGATGATGAGGTAAAAGAAATTCCTATCCCTAAACTTCCTATGCCTCATGTCGAGGACGGGGAAATTGTGCTTCCTCCTGAAATCATTACGGAAGGGACGCCGGGTAGGAAAGAAGGAAGTGCTAACAAAACTCAGTTGGAAAGGGAGATGATCGCTCTCGATTCATTGAACCCTAATCTTTCTCACTCTGAGATTGCACAGATTCATGGGACTACTCAACCCTCAGTCTCGGCCATAGCTAAAGGGTTTAACACTACTAATCACGATACTAGAACGGTCAATCAAGAAGTTAGGGAAGTCATCAAGACAGCCCAGACTAAGATCGCTGAAGAGTCCACAAAGAAGCTGCTCCAGTCCTTGGAGCATTTCAATCCTCTCTATTTAGACCAGAAAGATTTACCAGGCGCTGCGCTCAAGATAGCCAACGTTCTGGAGAAGACCAAGTCTGGCTTTACCCAGGCCGAGCATGGTCCGAAGTTCATTGTCTATTCTCCGCGTGTTAGGGGAGAGGAGACTTTTGAAGTAGTGGATGTGCAAGAAGCCGAGGGTTAGTTGGCTATTAACGCTGCCGCTACTTGGGAAGTTAGGACAGCCGGTAATGATACAAACGGTGGAGCTTTTGTTACCGGAGCGTCAGGAACTGACTATTCCCAAAGTGATACTAAACGGACGGGGACGGGAACAAACGATTCGACAACAGATGCTGTTGCAAATGGCACTACGACGATTACTAGTGCGACGGCTAACTTTCAAGCGTCGATTATTGGGAATGTCATCTACCTTCAAGGTGGAACTGGAGCAATAGCCGCAGTTAGGAGACAGGTAACTGCTAGAACTAATGCAACTACTATTACAGTAGATGCGGCAGTAACAGCAAGCACCGGCCTTACTATGAACGTAGGTGGTGCTCTTTTAAGTCCTGCAATAGCAGCTGCGTTCTTAACTTCTGGTAATCGTATCTTCGTAAAGGCTGGAACGTATAACATTACCACTACTACGAATAACGTAGCAGCCGGAACTGTTTCAGCTAACGTCCTTTCCCTCTGGGAAGGATATGAGACGAATAGAGGTGACAGAGCTTTTACTCGCCCAGTTCTAACAGCGAGCGGAATATCAACCGCTACTCTATTTACTCTAGCAACTAATGATTCACAATGTATTTGTATAGATGTAGATGGAGCTTCTCTAACAGCTATTAGAGGACATTCCTCAACTGTTAGAGCAAACTATCTAAGGTGCAAAGCTTCTAATTGCACTAACAGTGGATTCAATGTTACCAGTGCTGGTAGTTTCATAGGTTGGTGCTGGGCATTCAATTCAGATACAGCAGGAGCCGGATTCAATGGATTAGCCGGTGCAGCATTAGTAGGATGTTATGCTAGTGATGGCAGTGTTCCTGGCTTTTCAGGAATTGGAACTTTCACTCGTTGCATAGCAGATTCTAATTCGGGTGCTAGTTCTGATGGATTTACCGCAGCTAACAACTCAACTAGATACTTTAACTGCGTAGCCTATAACAACGGGCGAGACGGTTTCAGAACGAGCACTACAGACGCTCAGTGGTATTTCTGTATAACAGAAGGTAATGCCGGTTTTGGTTACAATATAAGTGCTGGCACAGGAGCGGGGTGTTATAACTATGAATGCACAGCCTATAATGATACTTTAGGAAATAGGAATGGAACCTTTGGAATGGGAGTTTGGGACTTCTATCCTGGAGGTGACACCTATTTCGTAGATGCTCCTAATGGAGACTTTACTCTTAATGATACTGGAGAAGGTCAAAACGTTCAGGGCCTTTCTGATATATTTGCAGATGAATTCAATGTGAACTACCTTGATATGGGCGCTATGCAACATATTGATAACTATGCTTCTTTCCGTGGGGTAGGTAAGTCCGGATTGATTACGAGAGCCTAAATGGGAGCAGATTACGCTCTTGGATCAACAATTGATTTCAAATTCACTTCTCGGGATATTTATAGTGGAATCCCTGTTAACTTAGCAAGTGGAGCAGTAGCGGCCTATCCAGATAATTCTACTTCAGAAATTACAGCAGGTATCACTCTCTCAGGAAGTCCATTCGATTCTATAGCGGGACTCAACAATGTTCGAGTAGTAGCAACAAGCGGTAATGGCTATGCAGCGGGAGTTAACTACTCTCTAGTTCTTACCGCAGGAACAGTTGATGGGGTTTCAGTAGTTGGAGAAGTAGTAGGCGAGTTCTCGATTGAAGCTCAGTCTGCTTTACGTCCTACTGTTGCTGGAAAGACTTTAGATGTCAGCAATGCTGGAAATGCTGGAATCGATTGGGGAAATGTAGAGAATCCTACTACAGTAGTTGATTTATCAGGGACTACGATTAAAACTGCAACCGATATTGCTACTTTGATAGGGGCACTAAACAATCTATCACAAGCTGAAGTATCAGCAGCAGTATCCGCTCTATTGACAGCAACTTTACCTGATTCTATTCCGGCTGATGGAACTAGACCTTCTATCGCATCGGGTATCCTAATGATGACGAGATTCCTAATGGAGAAATCGTTATCAGGTTTGACTCTAACAGTCTATAAGGAAGATGGAACGACAGCTAATATGACGTTCACTCTCGACTCGGCTACTGCACCCACTTCTATTACGAGAACAACTTGAATGGTCTTATACTCCTTGGAATACCAGGCTCAATCATCCAACTACTTACAGTTGGTCTGGGCGGGAGTGGAGCTGGTCCATCTCCGATAGTAGTAATAACGAGGAAGGGTAGATTGCTTCATATCAACGTTCCTAAAGTTATCCTAGAAGGTGGATCGGACGGTTCCATCTCGGAGGGCTTTGCTCTTCCTAACGGCTCAACGAGCTTAACGTGGAGAGCAGAAGGAACAATTTCTGACATTGATCTTCTAGGTTCTCTAGATGGTGAGCACTACCACGTTCTTTCAAACAAACTTACAGATGGTTCGTATACCATCCAGACTAACGTTACGTTCGTAGCGACTAGAGTAAACACTGGTTCAGGCGTAACTGTGACAGTAACTGCAACGAGGACAAAGCTGTGACTCTTCTTTCTAAGAACGTTCCTAAGTTCCTGTTAGATGCGGCTACTCCTTCCGCAGGGTTAGAATCAGATGTTTACGCTTTGCCTGACCAGAGCAATACTCTAACCTGGCAGACCTTCTTTGGAGTAAATCCTGCCTCATGCACGTTTAAGTTATGGGGTGGACTGGACGGGGAAACATTCGCGGTAATAGACACGAGCACGGCGGTAGCGGGGGAAGTTAGGACACTTAATACAAACGTTAAGTTCGCTTACGTAGAACTGGATGCTCAATCGGGTAGTCCGGAGGATGTATCCGTTCTCTTAGTAGCAAAGGATCTTTAATGAGCACTGCCACAGTTACTGCCAAGACGGGGCCTGATATCCAGGCCACTGCTCTTGTCATTACTGATGTGGTCGATATTGACTTCCAGTTGTTAGCGGAAGTCTTACAGATCACAAAGAGTAATGGACAGGTTAAGCAGTTTGCGCTTTCCGGTTCTAACACGATCACGTTAACTGCATCTGGTGGGACGTATACTCTTACCATTACGTAAGTGGATCCCCAGGGAAACATGATCGTTCTTAATCAATTGGTGACTTCCCTGCTAGTTGCCTTGATAGTATCTCTAGCGGGCCTGATCTGGAATACCGGAAAGAAAGTGGACCGGTTATTAGAGATAATGGGAAGCACCGATGAACCTACTTCCATGCTGGGGAGATTGTTCAGGCTAGAACAAGATCACCAGACAATGAAGGAGGAATTACTTAGAAATGGATTCAAACTCCCCCCGAGGCGCTCTAGTTAGGTTACGTTGCACGAACTGTCAAATCAACTTGATGATCGAGCCCAATAAGATAAACCTTAATGGAGCTTGTCCAGGTTGCGGAATGAAGAAACTAGTTTTGGAGGTTCGGGTCGATGAAAAAGATTCTACTAATCCCAGTTCTCCTTCTCCTTCTTAGCGTTCCAAGTTCGGCCCAGACTCTCACTCTCATTGTCCAGTGGGATCCGAATCCTACGGCTGATGCTGTAGTAACTTATCAGGTTACATTATCTGGTGGGACTAATCAGTCGGCACAGTCTATCCCTGCGACTTCTTGCACGGCTACAGTTTGCCAGGCTACCTTTACTGCGGTTGGGCAGGGTAACTATACTGCAACAGTAATCGCTAATAACGAATGGGGAGTTAGCCCTGCTGGAACTGGTTCTATTACTATTACCTTCCCTGGACAAGTTAAGAATATCAAGGGACGTAAGGGATAACAATCTTTCGTGGCAAGAGTAGATCCAAAGAGCATCGGAAAAGATGAGGGGTGGATTCCTAATCTAAAGCAGGAACCATTCCTCACAATTCCATGGTCTGTAAAGGAAGCCTTTTATGGCGGTGGTGCTGGATCTGGGAAATCAGATGTTCTCCTTTACTATCCTATCGTCCATAAGCTTCACGAGAACCCAAGATTTAAGCAAGTCTTCATGCGACGAACATTCCCAGAACTTAGGAATGAAATCGTCCCTAGAAGCAGAGACATCTATCGGAGATTCGGAGCAACCTTTAACAAGTCCGACATGTGTTGGACATTCCCTAGACTTGATCAGGCTGGGGGCACTGGTTTAGCTAATGCAGGCGCAGTAATCTACTTAGGTCACTGTGAGAACGAAGATGACGTTCACAAATATGACTCGATGGAGATTAATCTATTTTCTCCAGACGAGCTTACATCGTTTACGGAATGGATCTATCTCTATATCGGGTTCACTCGCGTTCGCACTTCTGACCCTAGTCTTCCTAGTATTATCCGTTCTGCCGGAATGCCTGGGAACATTGGGCATGGGTGGGTTAAGAAAAGATTCGTCGATCCTTACAAGGCAGGCGGAAAGATTATCGTCGGGCGAGGTGGAGTTAAGCGGGTATTCATATTTGCTACCCAAGCCGATAATCCCCACATCGACCCGACATACGCTGCTTCACTAGAGGCATTACCTGAAGCAGAGAAGAACGCTAAGCTTTACGGAAACTTTGATGCTTATCTCGGACAAGTATTTGAGGAATTCCGAGATAGACATTATCCTGATGAACCGGAGAATGCATTACATGTTATAGAACCGTTCGACATCCCAGAGTGGTGGCCCCGTTTATTAATCGGGGACTGGGGTTTTCAGGCTATGACCTATGTGCTCTATTTAGCTATTTCTCCTACTGGGAGACTCTATTGTTATAGGGAACAGCACTTCCGAAAAATGAAAATCGAGGAATGGGCTCCCTATGTAAGAGAGTATTTTCAGCGAGAGAACTTCAAGCGAATTGTATTCTGTAAATCGGTTGGTCAAGACCGAGGACAGGAACATACAATTCAACAGCAGATAGAAGATGCGCTTGGGGTTCCTATTGACTTATCTGATAATTCTCCAGGTAGACGAATTGCAGGGAAGCTCCTCCTTCACGAGTTTTTAAGATGGAAGCAGAAGTATGTCCCGAAGAAAGAGAAAATTGAGTTCAACGAACTCCACGCGCAGTGGCTCTATCGTAACAAAGGGGTTAGGGAGTATCAAGCGTATTTGGAACTCTTTCAACCACCAACAGAAGAAGCGAGTATTCCAAAGCTACAAATACTTGATGGGAAGTGCCCTCTTCTTATTAATGCTATTAAGTCCTGTGTATATGCTAAGTCCAGTGACGGAATTCCTAATGAAGACGTCGCTGAGTTTGATGGTGATGATCCTTATGATACTATTCGATATGCTTGTGACGCAGCAGACAAATATTTCGCAGAGGCTGCAGAAGATTTTAAGCGACTTGAACAGCAATCAATTATTGTTGCCAATCTTCAAAGAACACAAGATTGGACAGCATACTATAGAGAGGCATCAAGACTAGAAACCGGTGGTAAGTTGATGCCCGTAACGAGGTATAAGAGACGATGACTATTATCGGACGATTACTAGAGAAATGGTTTGGATTAGAGTCTAGACCAAAGTGTGAGAACTGCGAATACTTTCGTCATCTCTTTGAACAGGAACTAATGCGTTCAGAGAGGATGGTGGAAATGCTCGCTAAGTTAGGTGCGCGGGAAAGTTCTCCTCCTGCTCAGATTCTTTCTAAGGAAGCTTATCAGCCTGTCCCAAGTAAATATACCCCTTGGTCAGTTCTGAGAGCTAAGTTAGAAACTGCTGATAGAGCTAAGTTCTTAGAAGAGCAGAAAAAGGCAGAAGCTAAGATTAATGTTCCTCAGCCAGATCCAATGGCCGCTGCTAGAATCGATGCGCTAGAAAAAGAACTTGAAATAGGCGAGGAGGATTCTGATGCCAGCGACCAGCGGAAAGCAGTATAGATTCATGCAAGCTGCGGCTCATGGGCGACTCCGTGGAATCGGAGATGATATCAAGAAGTCTGTAGCTAAAGAGTTTATTAAGGCAACTCCGAAGAAGGATCGTAAGCGATTCTCTAAGAAGAGCTCAGATGAATAACGTTCCTAACGAAAGAGTCCAGAAACTCTTAAAGCAAATCGTCGATTTTGCTCAGGATGAAGACCGCGCTGTGCGGGAGAGACAGATTCGAGTCTCTAAACAATTAAAATACTTCTGGGATAATCTCACTAATGTCTGGTGGAGTGATACTGCTCACGACTGGAGAGTATGGGACCAGTCGGTATATGAAGCCTCTTACGGAGATGCTGCATTCTACGATAAGAGAGTTAACGTTTTTAGAGCTTATCTCGAGTCCATTATTGCAGCCTTGTCAACAACGGTTCCTCCGCTTAAGTGCTCTCCAGATGACGCTGAAGATCCACTTGATATTACGACTGCTAAGGGAGGAGATAAAATCGCAAAGCTTCTCTATAAGCATAACGACGTCAACTATCTCTGGGCGCACGCACTATTTCTCTATTGCACTGAAGGATTAATCTTCGGCTATAACTACGCTAAAGAGGATGAGAAGTATGGGACGTATGAAACAGATGAGCATAAGGATGTTGAAGAAGAACATCATATTTGCCCATTTTGTGGGGGACTTGTTGATGAACTATTCAATTCTCAAGTTGCGGATCAGGCTGATCCTGGAAACGAACAAGTTCCCAATCAACTTCTGGCACAGGAAGAACTCGCCTGTCCCAAGTGCTCGGAGCTAATCGATCCTAGATTACAGAAAGCCAAGATTGTAGTTCAGAAACTGGTAGGAACTAAGACTCATCCTAAATCCAGAATCTGTCTTGAAGCACATGGCCGTCTATCGGTTAAGGTTCCTGTCTACGCGAAGAAACCTGAGGAATGTCCTTACCTTATTTTCTCTAATGAGGTAAACTATGTCGATGTCCGCGCTCGATTTGAAAATCTACGAAGCAAGACTTTTGATGCAAAAAGGTTTGGACCTGGGTCTGGCGGAGTCTATGATCCCTACGAGAGATGGGGTAGGCTATCGCCTGAATACCTTGGAGAGTATCCCGTCAATACTGTCACTCTCCGATACTGCTGGCTTAGACCTACTTCTTACCATTATCTCACTGAACAAGCTGACATTAACGAACTAAAGAAACTCTATCCTAACGGTTGTAAGGTAATCTTCGCGAATGATGAATTCGCTGAGGCATACAATGAGAGTTTGGACGATCATTGGACTATTGCCCGTAATCCTCTTGGTGATCATTTACATTTTCAGCCGCTGGGATTACTCCTTACCTCTATTCAGGATATTACGAACGAACTTATCTCGCTTGTTCTCCAGACGATCGAACACGGGATTCCACAGACCTTTGCTGATCCTGGTGTTCTCAACTTTGACGCATATCGTCAAGTAGAAGTTGCTCCGGGTATGATCTTTCCGGCTACACCGAAAGGAGGTAAAAGTCTTGGCGATGCATTCTATGAAGTTAAGACTGCTACTCTTTCGGCTGAGACTTTACCTTTTGGTCAGGAGGTTCAGCAACTCGGACAGTTCGTTTCCGGTGCTCTCCCGTCGCTCTACGGTGGTAGCCAACCGAACTCGTCTAAAACGGCTGCGCAGTATAGCATGTCTAAAAACCAGGCAATGCAGAGACTCCAGACTCCCTGGAAGATGATCTGCTCCTGGTGGAAGGATATGTATGGGAAGGCTATTCCCATGTATATCGATGAGTTAGTTGAAGATGAGCGGTTCGTAGACAAGGATAGCTCAGGAAACTACATCAATGTTTTCATTAGAAAAGCTGAACTCGATGGAAAGATCGGCGATATCGAGTTAGAAGCAGCTGAAAACTTGCCTCAATCGTGGATGCAGAAGAAGGATACTATCATGCAGTTCCTTCAGGCTGCCGATCCTACGGTAATGCAGGCTCTAGTATCACCGGAAAACATTAATCTACTCGCTGAAGTGGTCGGGTTAGACGATATTAAAATGCCGGGCGAAGATGATAGGCTCGCTCAGCTAGAGGAGATTGTCCAGTTACTCAATTCGGAACCGATGATTGCTCCCGAAGTCGAGCAGGCTGTTCTAGCTGGAGCAGCCCCGCCCGAAATTGTAGCAGAAGCAGGAATGCCATCTGTTCCAATTGAGCCGGACGTCGATAACCATGAAATACACGTTAGGATTTGCCGATCCTGGTTAATCTCAGAAGCTGGTAGATTAGCTAAGATTGAAAATCCCGCTGGATACGAGAATGTTCTCCTGCACATGAAAGCCCATATGCAAATTCTTGCTATGCAGCAAGCAATGCAAATGGAGCAGGAAGCAGCAATGAATCAAGAATCGGATACGCAAGGCGGACCTGGTAAAAAAGGGGCTAAGTCAGGTAAACCCGCCAATGATAAAGTAATGGCTCCGAAGGGACCGGAACATGTTGGATCGACTCATTAAGCTACCGCTCTATTTTCCTGATGACAATAACACTCCTGCTCCAGGAGATACTCTATCTGCGCTAGACATCGCTGAAGAACTTAACAAAGACGATGATGCCGATGATGACGATAAAGATGGGGTTGACGACGGAGACAAGGACGGGGAAGACGATAGTAAGAAATCTCGTTTCAAGTCTAAGGATAAAGACGAGGACAAGGACGAGGATGAAGAAGAAGACGAGGACGACGATAAAGACGATGATGAAAAGGATGAAGAGGATGAGGACGATGAAATTGAATACGTTCTCAAGCCGTTAAATCGTGCTCAGGTTCTTAAGGACTTTCCTGACCTATTCAAGAAGTATCCTCAGTTAGAGAAGTCCTACTACGCTGCTAGGGACTATCGTCAGGTGTTCCCTACTCTTTCTGATGCTAAAGAAGCTCAGACTAGGTTAGAGGAATACGGTCAGATCGATAAGGAATTGAATCAGGGTTCTCCTGCTGGTCTTTTCAAGACCTTGAAGGAATCTAATCCTGAT